CAGTTAGCGCCCACGATCGCGACAGCACTTGGCGGGCCGCTGGCCGGTCTGGCGACAAAAACTCTCTCTAATGTCCTGCTTGGCACGGAAGACGGCTCCGAAGCAGACATCGCGAAGGCGATGCAGAGCGCCACGCCCGACCAATTGGCCGCGATCAAGCAGATCGACGCTGACTTCAAGGTCCGCATGGCTGAATTGGAGATCGACCTTGAACGGATCTCGGCGGGAGACCGTGACAGTGCCCGCAAGCGCGAGGTCATGGTTGGCGACCACACGCCCAAGATCTTAGCCGGGGTTATCACGCTCGGCTTCTTCGGTATCCTGTTTTGGATGTTCGTCTACGGCGTCCCCAAGAATGGCAACGAGGCCCTGCTCTTGATGCTGGGCGCTCTTCAGACTGCTTTCACGGGCGTGATCGCGTATTATTTTGGCTCGTCGGCAGGCTCTAAGGCCAAAAACGAGCTTATTGCTAAGGGAGATAAGTGATGGACTTCAATGGTGCCGCGCGGAAAGTTACGGCAGAAGAAATTGACGCCATCGCCGACGACCTTAAGGTCGAGCGCGCAGCCTTCCGTGCGGTGATTGCCGTCGAGGCGGCAGGTTCCGGGTTCGATAAGGCTGGCAGGCCGAAGGCGCTTTTCGAGCGTCACCACTTCTGGAAGCACCTGAAGGACGCTCCCGGCTTACAGGCCAACGCCGAGGCCGAGGGACTGGCATATCCGAAGTGGGGCACAAAGCCTTACCCGAAGGGCTCCGACGCCGTCTATGGCGAAATCGAGCGGGCTTGCCTGATCGACGAGGAGGCCGCACTGCTCTCGACCTCTTGGGGCCTCGGCCAGATTATGGGCTCGAACTTCAAGATGGCCGGGTGCTCATCCGTGCAGGCCATGGTCGAAGAGGCTTGCGAAAGCGAAGCGGGCCAGCTCCGTCAGATGGCCGCGTTCATCAAGTCGGCTGGGCTTCAGGACGAGCTGATGAATAAGGACTGGGCCAAGTTCGCGCGTGGCTATAATGGCCCCGGATATGCTCAGAACCAGTATGACCAGAAGTTGGCCGCCGCCTATGCGAAGTTTGCCTGACCGTGATATAGTCGGGCAATTGCGGGGTTTAGCATGACAACAGGCTTGAGCTACAACGGGTTGGCGGCTGGTACGACCAGTTATGTGACCCAAATCGCCACAATGGCGGTCGTTGAGGAGACGGATCCGGCCTTCGTGATCATTCTCCCTCAGATGATCACCTATGCCGAAAACCGCCTCTACCGCGACTTGGACTTCCTGTTTACGTCGATCGCGACCACGTCTTATGGCCTGACGGCTGGAAACCGGCAGATTGCTGTTCCGTCTGGAACCTTTGTCGTGCCCGAGCAGATCAACGTGATCACCCCTGCTGGCACGTCAAATCCTGACGCCGGGACGCGCGTTCCCCTCCTTCCGACCACGAAAGAGTTCCTCGATCAGGTCTATAACGTGGCGTCCAATACCGGCGTGCCAAAGTATTTTGCGCCCTTTGACGACTATACGTTCCTCGTCGGGCCGTACCCGAATGCAAATTATACCTGCGAGATCGTCGGCACCTATCGACCGAATAGCCTGTCTGCGACCAACAACACGACGTTCATTAGCCTCTACCTGCCCGACTTGTTCATTATGGCGTCGATGATTTACATCAGCGCCTACCAGCGCAACTTTGGTCGCGCTAATGACGAGCCGCAGATGGCGATCACTTACGAGAGCCAGTATCAGACGCTCTTGAAGTCGGCCCTGATGGAAGAGAACCGCAAGAAATTCGAGGCCGCAGCGTGGTCGTCGCAATCGCCTTCGCCCGTTGCCACACCGACGCGGGGCTAAGACATGCCGCATCAGGCCCTCAAGCTCATTGCTGGTGTTGATCAGAACAAGACGCCCACCCTTAATGAGGCGGCGATCTCGTTTTCAAACCTCATTCGCTTTGTGCCTGACCGGAACAACCTCGGTCTTGTTCAGAAGCTTGGCGGCTGGACGCAATTCTATACGAGCCCGATCAACAGCATCGTCCGCGCACTGATTGCGTGGGAAGATATTAATGGCAATGAGTGGCTCGGAGTTGGGGCCGAAGCAGCTCTTAATGTCATCACCGGGGGTGGTCTTAAGATCATCACGCCTCAAACGACAACGGTGAATATCGCCGTTGCTTTCTCCACTACGACGGGCAGCGACATCGTCACGGTCACCGCAACAGGCAGCGGCCTTGATGTTTACGACACCGTTGATCTTAAAACACAGGTCAGCGTCGGCGGACTTGTGTTGTTTGGGCTTTATTCTGTCATTCCTGTCAGCTCAAACCAGTTTCAAATTGCGGCAAAAGACGTTTTGGGCGACCCTGTTTATGCCACTTCAACTGTTGTTGCTGGTGGCACTGTCCCGTCTTTTGCGACAACAAGCGGGTCGGCAACTGTCACTGTAACGCTTGCAAATCACGGGGTGTTTGCTGGCAGTACATTCCCTGTGCTCGTTCAAACAACGACAGGCGGGATAGTTTTTGAAGGCAATTACATTGTCACGTCCGCGACGACGAACACTTTTGTCATCACGGCCAACACGCTTGCCACGTCTACTGCAACTGGGTTGCTGAACAATGGCAATGCGCGTTTTGTTTACTACAATGGCGTTGGCCCGCTTAATGCTAACTCGGGATATGGCGTTGGCGGATACGGCACAGGCGGCTACGGTTCTGGCGTCCCTCCGACGACTGGCTCGACAGGCACGCCAATCACTGCCATTGATTGGACGCTAGACAACTGGGGCGAAACGCTTATCGCTTGCCCTGTAGGCGGCGCAATTTACGAGTGGTCGCCAACGACCAATAACCCCGTCGCAACTATTATCCCGCAGGCCCCTGTCGTAAACAGTGGCGCTTTCGTCGCCATGCCTCAGCGTCAAATTGTGACATGGGGCTCTACGTTTAACGGCGTGGCAGACCCGCTGCTTGTTCGTTGGTGTGACGTTGACAATTACAACCAGTGGATTGGTCAGATCACCAATCAGGCTGGCAGCTATCGCATCCCTAAAGGGTCTCACGTTATTCAATGTATTCAAGGCCCGCAACAGGGCCTGATTTGGACTGACCTTGCCATCTGGGCGATGCAGTATGTCGGCCAGCCCTATGTCTATCAGTTCAACGAAGTTGGCACGGGCTGCGGCTTGATTGGCCGCAAGGCTGCGGGATCGATCGGCGGTGTCGTCTATTGGATGGGCCAGAGCCAATTTTTCAAATTTGCAGGTCAGGGCGTCGAACCGATCATGTGCCCGATCTGGGATGTGATTTTCCAAGACCTCGACACAGACAATTACGACAAGATCCGTATTGCGCCGAACTCTCGCTTCAATGAAATCTCGTGGTTTTATCCGACCAAGAGCAATGGCGGCGAGATCAATGCCTATGTGAAATACAATATCGGCCTTAATCAGTGGGATTACGGCACTTTGTCACGCACGGCGTGGATTAACGAGAGCGTGCTTGGTCCACCGATCGGCGCTGGCATTCTGCCCGGCGGCGTTGAGAATTTTATTGTCCAGCACGAGACATCAACTGACGCCGTCAATGCCGGTAATGAGGCGATCCCGATCGAGGCAAGCTTCCAGACGGGCTATTTTGTTCTGACTGAAGCTGACGTGAAAATGTTCATCGATCAGGTCTGGCCTGACATGAAGTGGGGATATTTTGAAGGGGCACAGAACGCCACCGTTCAGCTCACATTCTACACGACAGACTACCCCGGCCAGACGCCGATCGCATATGGCCCTTATAACCTGACGCAGGCCATAACATACATCACGCCTCGGTTCCGTGGCCGTCTTGTTTCGATCAAGATGGAGAGCCAAGACGTTGGTTCATTCTGGCGTATTGGTAATATGCGCTACCGCATTCAACAGGATGGGAAATACTAATGGCCGCGTCACTTGATGACATCCTAACTACCCAGAAAAACGGGGTCGTTGCGATCAACGGCCTCAACGCCATTTTGAAGGGCATTCAGACTGCCTTAGAGCAGATCGCCATCAATACATCGTTGGCTATTCCGTCATTTATGTCGCCAACGGTTCCGGCAAGCACCACGCAGCTCATCATTGCTGGATCTGGTCGGTTGTTCGCAGTTTCCATCCCGACGCACAGCGGCAGCAGCCAAGTTCGCGTCTATGACAGCGCCACAACTGGCGGCGTTGCCGCAACCAATTTGATTTATCAAAGCTTGCCGTCTAACACCTCCGGTTGGCAGACTTATTACACCGTCAATCTTGCTTATACGAACGGCCTTGTTGTTGTGACTGACGCATCGACAACATGCGCCGTTTCCTACACACCTAATCCGTGAGG